AATAAATCTGTTTCACTTATATAAGAGAATTTAAGATTCCAAGACTTTCTACCATTTCTTCTAGCTCCTGTTTGTGTAACATCTAATCCATCTTCTCCATATACATCAAAACAATTTGTTTTATTATCACCATTAATCCATAGAGGATTACCTGTATATTTAACATTAGATATAGTTCCACCACCTGATGTATTTGTAGTGTTAATACCATCCATTTCTATTTCCATGCTTAACTTTAAATCAGGAGAATGAGGCATAGTGTACTGAATGCCAAAGCTAACTGTCCCTACATTTACAGGTATGTCTTCTAATAAATTGTCAGACATAAAACTATACATCGTTGTAGTATTTGAAGTTGATGTTGTTAGAATTGTAGAGCCATTAAGAGGCATGAAGACACCAGACCCTGTATTATTGCCATTTAATACCTCTTCAAAATCAGTTATCGGAGTACCACTTTGATTTGAAATTTGGAGTTCGCTATTATTATCTCCAAAATTATGATTTAAAAAAGCCATATAATATTTCATGTTTCCTGAAAAATCATAATTAATAAGACTTGCAGGCAGATAAAAGAACCTATTTTGAAGTGTTAGTGGAAAAACAGGGCTTGATTCAAGGCTGTATGTTGATTCAGGTAAATTAATTTCTATTTGAGTTCCTATTGTCTTGTGGTACTGATAGTTGTCTATATAAAATACTGGTCTTCCTACACTACTATATGCCATTAAATTCTTCCTCCTTGATGTGACCTTTTAAATGTTACATCGCTAGTTCCTATTATATTTTTATCGTTGTTTATATTAGCTTTAATATGAGATGGATTTTCTGTTTCTGCTTTAAGAATTAACCCTCCCCATCCAAAAACTTTAACAAATTTAAATTTATTTAATTTACCCTTAAAAGTAAGCAAGGCATTATCTTTCAAGTTTAATTTAAGTGGATTATTTATGATGATTTTATTTTTATTAGAGCTATGATTAAAGTTAAATCCCTTTTGAAGTAAAGATAAATCGTAAATATTCCCTGTGTATTCTATAGTTATTATTTTAAAAACACCATTTATATCTAATGTTAAATCAGAATAAAATTTATCCCTTGATTCAATTCGTGCATATGCACTTGATATCTTCTCAATATCTTTAAATTTATTTTTTATTAACTGTTTTCTTTTAAGTAATGACATTATAACTCCTATAAATCCCAAGTGACAGGTTCATTAACTAAAAAACTTTCATAATACAAATTGTATTTTTGATTATCAGAAGAATGTAAGTGATAATCAATATATGTGTAGTCAGCTTTCTCAAATCGCAAAACTAAAGGGCAATTGATAAGTAGTGGATCTACATATTGAAAAGAAGTATAAGTGTAAGTTAATGGATTAGGTGAATTAAGGTCTATCAAAATTCCAGAATTTTCCCAAAATCCAGTTATAAACATAGCTGTCAAATTAAATATAAAATAATTAAGCGATGACGATGGTAGAGGTAAATTTACTAGCATAGGATTATCTTCTAAATTTCCTGGCTGATAATTAAAATCTCCTATTACAGAACCTCCTGCATCAACCTCTATACTAGAAGCCCATATTTCTGAATAGCCATTTCCCATCAAAAGTTCATTTGGACAAGCTATAGTAACTCGCCTTATTACTTCAGGAATATTTACCCATATTTGACCATTTTCTCTTATAGATACTGAATATTCTGGAAGATCATTAATAGTAAGAATATTTAAAGGTTCTTGCAACGATTCTGTTAAAATGCTTAAATCAGATTCATCTAATTTACCATCATTGTTTAAATCACAAGCATACTTCTGTCCTTCTGTAATGTATTGGTAAGGGTTAAGAATATAATTTTTTAATTCATGGATATCTTGCTCATCTGCTGCTCCCGATAGATTAAAATCACCATTTCCTTGAATTAAAACTTCATTGTTTCTTTCTAAATTATGCATCTGAATGCATTCAACATTAATAGAATTAATATCTTTTGTTATATTTGTTATCATAAAATATGGATATATTTCTTGACCATTTCTTATAACACCTGATTGAGTGTAATCTTCGCCAAAACATTTCATTCCATTAATTAATGAATCAAAACGAATTATATCTGTAACTTCTAAATATGCATACTTAATTGTAGTTTTAAATTTAATAATATTGTGCTGGTTACAATTATATGCTAATAAAAAATCTCTTAATTTTTCAGGTGTTGAATTTCCAAAGTAACTATCTCCTGTATATCCCTGTCTATATCTCGTATAATCGCTTACAAACTCTAGCACAGAATCTCCTGGAGTGTCTGCATTTAAGCCATAAAAAGATTTTTTATAGCCATTGGGATATCCTCTGTCACCATTACCATAAAAATCATAAGCACTTATATAAGATGTTTGAAGATATTTATCTTCTGCATAATCTTTAGAATGCTTAACAGAAACTATGGTTTTTACATTTTCAATTTTAGTTCTGTCTAAAGAAGAACTTATTATATCAGAAGTTTTTATTATTCCTCCACTAGAAATATCTGAATCAGAGTAGTCATTTTTTATAAGAGCCATACCTAAGCTTAAATTAGATCTAAACAATGGTATTACAGGTGTGCTTTTAGCTATTTCTTGTATTATTTTTTTAGCCTCAATTTGTTCTGTTTGTGAAAAAGCTATACTCCAATTACCATAACTTAAACTAGAGTCTACCTCTAAATAAGAAGGATGGACATTAATATTTTGATTCAATTCTGTTTCTATAATATCTTTCATAACAGCAGTAGGAGGAGATTCTAATTCAGGAGAATCAGAGCTTCCACAAATCCTGCCTTTAGTTTCTAAATAATAGTCTTTTGCAAATATATCATCTATTTCAAATATATGTTTCATTCCCATGTTATGAACTCTAGTTTTTAACAAAGCAGCACCTTCATAATTTAAAAATCTAAAATGAAAACCTACCATAGCTGCATTAAATCTGTTAGGAATGTCCCATATAGAAGAATGTAATGGGAATTGCTCGAATATGTCATCTCCTAGGCTTTGAAGTTGAGAATCGTACATGGTTTTATAATTATTATTAACATATTGATCATAGTAGGGATGCCCTTCTACTCCCCAAGTGCCAAGAACATCTGAACCTACAATCTCAGATAAAGTACCTAGTGGAAAAGCCTCTATCTCTGCACCTTCTGTTTGCTCTTCTGATGTAGGAACATCTACAGCATATTGCCTCATTTGGAGGTATTGGTAAGTTGAATCAATACCACCTCCTCCAAGACCTGTCCAATATATATGAGCATCAACTTTCCCATAAAAATAAGCAAAACCTGATTCCTCTATCGCATTATCAACTGAAGAATCATTTAAAGTCATTAAAAGACCAAGCCCTTTAGCTTCTCCTTCTGCTTGAAAATTTTGTAATGCATCAGCAAAATCTCCAACAATATCAGCAGATAAGCCTGAACCTGTTTCAGCTCCTGTATTTATTATCCATGCTGTATCTTGCTCTCCTAAATTAAAGTTAATATTGCCAGGTATTTTATTTTTAGCAATTGTTCTTATTCCATTTGAGTTTTGATAGTCAATAGGACTTCCATCGTAATCTTGTAAAGATTTAAATATAGGCATCCCCATACAACCTGGCATCATTGTTCCTTTTTTAATAGTTATACCTGAGCCTTCAAGTGTAAAATCTTCTAAAAAATGAATATGCCATTGGCTGTCAGAGAAAAAATTATTCCAATCTACAGAGTCATCTGTGCCATTGTAACCAATGGAGTTAATTTCTGATTGCTCTCTTTGTGCATTCCAAGGGTAGGGAAAACCTGATCTTTGACCTGTGTTTACCCAAAAATTTTCAGATATACCATTCCACTCAACACTAAGATTGTCATAAAAATGATTTATATCATAAGGATTTCCATTATAATACATGTTTCTATCTATTAATCCTGTTACTCTATATCTAGGTAAATCTTCATATAATATTTCATGGTAGCTCAACAAATCCCAAAAGTCAATATGTATTGCTTTAAGATTTCCAGTTTCATTGTAATGTGGTAAATTTTGCTTATTATAGCCTGATATGTCATTTCCATCAAAATCTTTTGAAAATAAAACCCATGCATTAGGATTGGTAGTTAAATATTCAAGATTGTCAAGACTATCAATTTCTAAATTTTTAGCTATTTTGTATAAATAATTTGGAAGGCTAGCATCAGAGGCATTTAAACCAGTTCCTATATCACTAACCATAGAATCATATGGATAATTTAAACCTTCATCTGAGGGATTTGAAAAATCTGTCATTGAATGCAAAAACCCTAATGGAGGTAAACCAAATTCATCATATTCTGTAGATTGAAAGTCAAGTGCTGTTCCCCACATATGATTGAAATGGTTTTCTTTAAATCTGTTATTTGAATTAACATCTTTAATTGCATTTGATTGCCATGCTCTTAAATTATGACCACTTGGGTTTTCTTCTAAAGCTAAATTATTATACCATTCATAAAACAAATCATAAAGTTTTTTTGCATCAGGTAAACATATAAACTCTACCTTTCCTGCTAAACTTTGACCTAAATCTCTATTAACATTTCTATGTATGTGCCAATATTTATTATTGTTAGATATTTCCATAGAAGATTCATCCCAATCTCCTGAAAATGCATCGAGAGAAAAAGTTTCATTGTCGTTATATCTTGTAGATATATTTCTTCCATTATAAAAACTTGATAAAGAAAACCAACCATCTTCTGTTGTCATTAAAGATTCATAACTTGATAAACTTTTACTAGGAACTTCCGAGTATGTAGTCCAACTATTATCTATTGCATTTTGTGGTATTCCTATAGACTCTTCTGCCCAATTCATTGCTATATTAGGAGTATTAGGAAAACCATATTCTTCATAAGACCATGGTTGTTGATGGTTTAAAACACTAAATGTAGTTGCTGTCCTATTGAAAAGAACTTGCATTATACCCAAAGAAATAGTATTTGTAGTAGTAAGACTTTGAAATGTTGATCTTAAAAATGTTCTTGTCCCATTATTTTCAGTATTTTCTGTTTCAACTTGCAGTTGTGGAAAAGATGGTGCTCCAAGGCTAATGCTAGAATCTAAGTTATCATGTTCAGCAATATTTTCCATAACTTTTAAGTAAGAACCAGAATAAACATACAAAAGATCTGTGCTTCCTGTGTTAGTTCCTGCTGCATTAGGGTTGTAGCCATCATTAACATCAACAACACCTCTATGAAGTGATACTTCGTATCTGTCTGCAAGAGTGTATATTTTTTTTAAAGTTTCTGTATCTTGATCTAAATCTTTATACAAAACACATGGAGCTTTATCAACCTCTCCATAAACCATTGGTATTGTTTTATTTACATCTTCATCTCTTAATGCATTCTCAGAATTTAATATCCCTATAGGAATTTTTCTATGCATTACAGATTCTGTAAGGTCTTCTAATATAATTTTAACATTATTATAATCATGAGAAACTCTCTTGATAATAGCTGTATATACAGGTAAACATTGTTCTAATGTTTTACATGATTGAGATTTCCAATATATTTCAACACTAATATTTAAAAAGTTTCTTGTAGAAAATAAATCACTAAACAATGTTCTACTGATACCATTGTTATCTATGTAGTCTGTATTTGAAATTGTTAATGTAATGTTATTTATTTTAAAGTTTCTATTTTCAATGTCAATAGATTCTTTAATAGATGGTATTTTAAGATTTAATGCTTGAAAGTTTTTAGGCTCTCCTCCATCATCAATAACTTCTGCATTTTGAGATAAATAAATAGGAGGATTTGTATTTATCTTAACAACAGGGTGTATGTTAGTAACATTACCTTGTATATCTGATTTAAATTCAGGAAAATTGTCTAAATTAAGCAATAGAACCTCCTCTTCTAAGTGCTTC